GTTGCCATTGCACACCTCCTTGCGCACCTGCATCAACAGAACGCCTAAACTATTGAGTCCTTTACCGTTGCAGACGCCCCAATACTGATCACCCCATGTGTTACCTTCGACAAGAGGGATGTCACCCGTTGCAAGAAGCTTAGCGCGCAATGTTGGATCGTGAAACTTGACACGAAGCGCACCCAACATCACGCCATCTTTTGCGTAATCCCAATCAGGACGACGGGTTTTAACTCGAGCTAAGCGTTTCGCAATACCCGGACTTTGCGCGGTACGTACGGCCTCAAAATCTTCGTTGTTTGTCATCTTGCAAGCTTGGAAGTAATGTTCAACCGTGGCAAAGTATAAGCCTACGACAAGCAGAGGGCTCGGATAGAAGTTTGACAGGAAGCCGAACTCACCCTTGAAAGAATTAATCGCCATCACATTCCATCCTCATCACGCGTGCCGTAAATAGGCGCACTGTTTTTAGGTGCCAGGAGCATTCCGAATTTGGGGTCAGGCCAATGGGCGCGAACGATTTCGCACTTGCCATCAATGGTGTGCATGCACTGTTCACCATCTTCCAGGACAGGTACTTCACGAAGCCAGATACTGGAATTTGATCCAAGAACTGTGCCTTCAAATTCCTCACGGTGACTTACTGCGCGCATTTCGGATTTACCCTTGACGTAAACCATCATGAAATCTTTCGGTATGTTCATTATGACTCCTAGAATAATTGTTGTGCTTTGGTACAGTCGTAAACACCGCCAGTACGAACGATGTCATCATTTACCAAGTCGTTGAGCTCCATATACCCTAAGCAATTATAACACGCACGGCTTTCGTAAATGGTGGATAGACGCTCAAAGTTAAAGCCTTTGTCCGCAAGCATGCGCTCGACCGATTCACGCTCAATTGTGGTCAAGGTACTAAGGTGTCTGCCGTTATCGTGTCGTGCTGGGGAGCTTGTGGAAACGGACAATGGTCCGTGTTCGCTAGTAAAAATGGAGCCAAACGCTGCTGCCTGGATCCATGACGAGGAGTCACAAGAGAACCAAGGGTAACGTTTCATGAGAGATGGTGACGTCATACCAAAGCCGTGTACTTTCAGCTTGGCGCGTCCACTACCATCCACCATGGATTTATTCCAAACTTCATCCAGCCAACGCTCTTGGTCTTTTTGCGCTTTGCCTACCAGTCCACCAATCGTGATATATGAGTAGTTCGCAACGTACCAATCAAGATATTCAATTGGTTCGCCGAAGTGGAAGCAGGGTAAAGGCTTCGCACCCATCTTTTCCATGTGCATCTGATGTTGCCATGTTTTTAAAGGGTCACCAATTCCGTCAAGTACAGATGCCATAACTGCGCCGTCTTCTACGCGCAGAATATCCCGGTTGCGGATAACGTATGCACAATACTCATTAATGTCAATATGAGCTCCAAGGCTATGAGCAGAAAAAGCACCAGAGTCAAGAAAGACTTGAGCGCCTTGCTCACGCATCGTATCGACAAACCTTTGGCCTTTAACATAGTGGTATGACTCCAGGATGTGTGGTATGCGGGTTGTGATAGCCTGCTCACCTTCCGTCATTTTTGGGAAACGGTTCTGTGTAGGCATGTATCCGTTTGTGTAAACGGCTGCGAGAAACAAATTCACTTGAGCAACTCCTGTACTTGCTCAATCTTACGGTCACGAGCCAGCTGCTTGATTTCTTTTATTTTATCTTCGCTGTAACCGTGTTTGCTTAGAACCATATACAAAACCAATCGATAGCCAAAGCAACGATTGGACACTTTGATAAGTTCTTCTGCAAGTTCAAGAGCGTTTTCTTTGGTGTAAGGATTAGCCATTTGTGACCTTAATAATCTTCTTGTTGCTGAGTTTAAAGACCCAATGTTCTTTACCTTTGCTGCAAGTCCACATGACATGTGCTACCACTCGAACCTTGACACCTTCATGCAAGAACAATCCCGGTTTGCTGTAACGGTCCCGGAACATTTGTATTTGCTCTGCTGCGGTTTGCATGGTGCGCCCGGTAGGTTTGCCGCTTGCGTACAACCCCGGCAAACGGTTTAAAAGCTGCACAGCGGTGCTAGTGTAACCTAGCTGCTGTGCAGCGTACAGCGCTTGTATTGCTTAGACGCAATGGGTCACTTACTTTGCATGCGCCAGGAACTCAGACCGAGCACGAGCGTCATCTTTGATGACACCACGGAGGGCACTGGTTTCAGTATGGTGACCCTGTTGACAGATACCACGCGACTCCATGCACATATGTCGTGCTCGGACGACAACGCCCACACCTTTCGGTTGGAGGTGCTCCATGAGTGCATCTGCAATCTGCACGGTGAGCCTTTCTTGTACCTGTAACCGGCGCGCAAAGGCATCTGCCAGGCGAGAAATTTTAGACAGGCCAACGACCTTGCCGTTCGGGATGTATGCGATGGTAGCAGTCCCGAAGATATCAGCAAGGTGATGCTCGCACTTGCTATAGATAGGGATATTTTTGACCACAACCATTTCGTCATAGTTTTCTGCTCCATCTTCGAACACCTTCAGCAATGCTGCGATATCGACGTTGTAACCGCCGGTCCAGTGACGCCACGCTTTGACCACACGGCTAGGTGTCTCAACCAGCCCAGGACGCATGTCGACACCCATTACTTCTGTGATAAGTTGCGTCACGACGTTTTCATCCATGATGCGTTTCATTCTATCTGAGCCGGCTGCTTCTGCAACGGTGCGAATTTGCTCTTTCAGATCCAGATCCATTATTTTTCTCCGAGGTAAATGGCGCTGTTAGCGCCGTGTTCTGCACATTCGCACGATACTACGCGAACAGTTCTTGGTGAGACACCTGGCTTGAGCAGGCAGTAATGATTAGCTGTGACAATCTGTTCAGCCATGTTATACGCAAGGCGTGCAAATGCTTCACAACCAACAGCTGGCAGGATTACCACTTCTGCAAGACCCAAACCTTGCAGCATACTGAAGTCGTCCACGTTCGGATCGTCCTCCGCGATTATAAGTTTGTGGTCAAACATCTGCACCAACGATTGTTTCAAGCTTTTCAGCCCGCCGAAGTCCTGGACCCAATTTTTGTCGTCAAGATAGTCGCATTCAAAAACGAACTTGAACGACAGTGCGTAACCGTGCAGCAGCGAGCAATGGGAATGCTTCGCCCGGTGCTGACGGAAGCACGCGGACAGACCGAGATCGTGTCCGTAAGTCTTTGTGCTTTGATATGGCATTTATAAAACCGCTTTCTGAAGTTGCGGAGCAGACTCGTCCGCATAGGTAATAATATCTAACACCGCTTCGCATACCGGGCACTCTACAACTTCCACGCCATTGTTCTTAACGTGCAAATCTTGAAGTTCCTCAGGATGACGCAAACGACGCACAAGCTCCTCAATTAAAGGACTGCGCGTCGCTGCGTCTTCCGCACGGAATAGAAGCTCCTCGACGGTAAGGTGTCGGAGCTTGGACATTATGAACCTTGCTTAACAGCGACAAAAGTTTCATTGTCGACAATGACCCCATCATAGTTCGGGGTTTCGGGAAGATTCATCAAACCTTCCATGTATGCACGCAAGACCAGCGGATCGGGGACACCTGCTTCTTCAAAACCTTTGGCGCGGAGCAGGGTTGCATGGTCCTTGCCGACTGGAGGGTAAGCGCCGTCATAGCTGGTGTGGCTATACGCGAGCGCTTCCATGCAACCTGGCAAGCCCATTGCAAGCTTGATGCTGGCCGCTTTGGTGAGAAACATCAGCGGGGTGAGGATGCGCAGCGGTGGAAGCGTACCCGGTTCACCTGTAAAGGTGCCATAATTGATGGCGTCTTGCAGCGCGCTAATGAAGGTTGCACGGCAATCTGGATAGCCACCGCTGTCTTCTTGACACACGCCGGTGACAAGCACGTTGCAGCCCAGGACGTAGGCACGATTTGCTGCCAGCGTCAGGAACAGCTGGTTACGCATCGGTACGAACGTTTTTTCCAAACCACCCGGCAACGATTGATGGTCAGCGTACTGCTCGAGCTCAACCGTCTTGTTCGTAAGTGGAGACGTACCCGCCAGGATGTCTTGCCCCAGGCGTACAACTTCATGCTTGTCGCCGCATCCAAACATTTGCGCGATTTTCTGTGCAGATTGGATTTCGATTACATGCTTCTGACCGTAGTCAAAAGTGATGCAGTGCACGTCGTAACCTTGTGCAATCGCCCATGCCAGGCAAGTGGTGCTGTCTTGACCGCCGCTCAGGACGACCAGTGCTTTCGTTTTCATTGTGACTCCTAATAAGATAGAAATTTAGCCTGCTGACGATGCCACCAAGCAACCGAGGCGAAAATCGAACCGCCGCCCTCACGATTCAGACGCATTGCCATTCGACGATGCTGTCGCCGGCGTTTGCGCATATCCGTGCTGTAGTCTTCAGCGTAGGAGGTGGGAAGTTTGGTCTTCATCACTCCACCCCGATGAGCTTGTGAAGTTGGAGTTGCAGCAGGTAGCCATTCTGCAGGCAGCTACGTTTGACAGCACGCAGGTTGATTGCGTTTTCTTCTTCGTTCTTGCTGTCCATTGGTTGCAAGTAAATTGGACCCTTGAAACCTTCATGCGGACGAGCGACGCGTGGCGCTGCACTGTGGTTAAGTGCACGAATAGGCAGGCCGTCAAGGTCCATGCTGTCGTAGCTCAGCACATACTTGTACGCATCAATGAAAGGGTAAAGCGAATAATGAACCTTACCCGCCTTAGGACTGCAAACAATGGTGAAGTTATCACCAAGGCAATCGAAATTGGCCGAAACAGGCAAAGTTCCGTTCGTTTCAATTTGCACATGCACGTCATGACTGTTGAGCAACGCTATCAGGGGGCTGAGGTTTTGGCGGAACGGCTCACCGCCCGTAATGACCACAAGCCTGTTCTTGATAAACAACGGGAAGCTTGCAAAGAGCAGTCCTGCAAGGCTGTCGACGTCCATCATCATACGCTTGTCAGTGTATTCCGTATCGCACGACGGACATTGCAAATTGCAACCCGCCAAGCGCAAGAATACGCAAGGTTGACCTGTAAACGGCCCTTCGCCTTGAATGGTGTAAAAAACAGAATGTACGTCGAGGGAGGAACCATTGTCAAACTGACGACGTTTCTCAGGGGATTGGATATTAATTGGGATCACTGCGTACCTCACGAGGATCAAGATAGTATCTTGAGTACGGGCTGAAAGGGAAAAATACCCCGGCTAGCGGGGTATTTTCTTAGGCGGACGAACCAGGCGCTTGATTAAGCGGCCGGTGCTTCAGCTGGGGCAGGCGCTGCGGCCGGCTTTGGTACAGGGGTGAAGATGCCGTTGAAGGTTTTCCAGCGGGCGTACTGCGTGCGGGTGGTCGCGTCGTTCAGCTCAGCTGCCTTGGTTGCCGGGATCAATTCGGAAATCGAAACCGGACGTTGCAACTGGCTCGACAGGTGGTCAGCGATGGCCCAAACTTTGCCGCAGGCGCCGTCAGCTTTCGGACGCGTGACGCCGTTTTGCGAAGGCATGACAACTTTGGTTTTGGTTTCAGCGACGGTGGCAGCAGCGGCAGCTTTTGCAGCAGCTTTGTCAGCGATCACTTTGGCCTTGGCGTCGTCGGCAGCTTTCTTTTCTGCGTCTTTCTTGGCCTTGGCTTCAGCTTTGGCGGCATCGGAGGCAGCTTTAGCAACTGCTTTCGCTTCATCAGCGATTTTCTTGGCTGCGTCTTTGGCAGCTTTTGCTTCAGCTTTTGCAGCGTCAGCTTTCGCTTTGGCTTCAGCAGCAGCGTTCTGCTCAGCGGTCGGGCCGGAGGTACCGGCAGGGTTTTCGGCGGTGGCAGTGCCAGCGGCAGTGATCGACAGTGCGGTAGCGATAGCGGACATCAGGAAGAAATTGCGTTTCATTTTAAGACTCCTTGGTTGGTTTTTAGAATTTGAATTCGGTACTACTGGTTCAGAGAGATAACTATAGCAAATTCGTTTACTAGCGGCAAGCGATATTTGCCCTGATACTTAAAAACTTTTTGTAGTCTTCCATTTCCCGTACTGGACAGAAGCGGTCGACCCGTTAATACCTTCAGCTTCACAATTAAAAATGATTGACTTACGTAAAGCTTTTGCATCAAAAGCACCGCCAAACTTCTCACGATGCTCAAGTTCCTTCTTGTATTCCGTTTCTGCAATCTCCCATACCCGACCGGTTTTACTACCTGCTTTTGGTGCTTCTGCTGGTAGCGTTATGCTAGTAGGGGAGCGGGGTGCTGCGCTGGTGCTTGCCGCTTGCGTAGCGTGCGCTGGTGCTGCGCTAGCAGGTTGCGGTGCTACTGGTGCAGGTACATAGCCTGCAACGCTTGTAAGCGCTGCCGGTACGTATGGTTCCGTACGCTTTTCAACGACGTTAGATCCTTTTACATATCGGTAGTAGTTTTCTTCCCCTTCTCGGATTTGTGTTACCTGAATGGACAACTCGAAACCGTTCACTTCGCTTTGTGGCAAAGATTGAACAAGACCCTTTACCTGTGTGACAAGTATGTCGCGGGCGTACCCTGTGTACTTTTGACCACACAGATTTAAGTAGAGCATTTTCAGCTCATAATCTGTGAAGCGGTCGTAGGACTCGACCATGTTTTCGTTCATTGCGATGACCGACGTATGTGTGAACTCAATAGCCATTAAGTTCCAGATAACATTTTCGTTCACGTGCCTGTAACGGACACACATCTGTTCACGGTCAATAAGAACTGGCATTTGCTCACCTAAAATTTAACTAACACAAACATTGTACACCCGATTTGCGTTAGCGCAAACAATTTAAAATGGACAATCGTCACCAACGATTCGTTTCTCAAATGCACCAATGAATGTTACCTTAAGGATTTCAGGGTGCGGTTTGTTCGTGTGCACACGAATGTGAGTTGGTACAGCAAGACTGTCCAATAATGGGATTGCTTCAGCTGTAGTTGCAGGTAATGGAATTTGCGTGCGTTCACGCCACCACGTATTCGCCTTACGACGACCAAAACCTTCATGTTCAATAAGCACGTATTCGTTGAACTTTTTAAATCCACAATAATACGTAACTTTGATACTGTCCGGTTTGCCGGGTTTCTGGTGCACCCTGAACGTAAGGGTGTCAACCGCAAAGTCTTCAACAATGAGTTCTGCGTCAGGTTTAACTAAAACATCTGTACTTGCACCCCGTACCATGAGTGTCTGAAACGTGAACGGTGCCCCGCAACCCTCCTCAGGTCGGTACTCAGGATCTTCTTTAGCTTTGCCGCCACAGAACCTGGCGCTAATGTGGTTAAACATTCCGCATCCAGGATCACATACTTTAATTGGAACCTCACCTGTCTTTTCACCGCGCTTACGGGGCGTAACAGGGTCATTAATGGGTCCAAGACGCTTCGTGTTGCCAGCAAAGTCCGCTACCAAGCAATTTCGCTTTGTGTAAGGAAAAGCTTTGCGCAGATATTCCTTAGGTTCAGTTTCATAATCGTAAGGCCTGGTGCCGCGACCAAGCATTTGGATCCAGAGCACCACAGACTGCGACGGACGCAGCATGATAATGAAGTCGATTGGTTTGTGGTTAAGTCCGGTTGTCAGTACACCGTTATTGACAATCGCAACATACTCACCGTTCTTCCAATCGTTAATGTTTTTATCGCGTTCAACATCTGGCATCTTACTATGGACGCAGCGCGCAGAGATACCTAGATGCTTTAGCATCAAAACAATCTTTTCTACGTGTTTGATACCTGACCCAAAAACCAACCAGCAATGTCGGTCATGTCCCATGGCAAGCGCTTCTTGGAGGGCAGCGAAAGTAATCTCGTCTTTGTCTACTGCAATCTGGAGCTCTTTAAGGTCAAACTCACCCTTGCGTGTATGAACACCACTAACATCCAACTGCGTGTCTGTTTGTTTTGGAATGAGCGGTGCAAGGTAACCTTCTTTGATGAAACGATTAAACGACCGCATGTCCGTTACATCAAAACACATGTGCGTAAAGATGCCGTCGTCGGTGATTTTACCTTGCCCTTGGCGCCAGGGTGTAGCAGTAAAACCAATGATGCGCAGCGCAGGATTGATTGCTTTGAGTGCTGCAAAAGCTTTCAAATACATGGACTGGTCGTCTTGGCTAATAAGGTGGCACTCATCCACCAAGATCATGTCAACCTTACCAAAGGCTGCAATGTTTTTGTTGACTGAAGCAATGCCACAAAAGATGATTTTCTGCTGCGTGTCTTTTCGCTTCAAACCTGCGCTGTAGATACCAGCAGGTGCTTGCGGCCATAGCTCTAAGAACTCTTTAAAGTTCTGGTCGATAAGCTCTTTAACGTGAGTCATCACCAGCATCTTTTGATTTGAATACATGGAAAATGCCTTGTGCAGAAAGAGCGCGATTTCAAACGCTTTCCCCGTACCAGTGGGCATGGCAATCACAGGGTTGCCTTCCTTATTATCGACAAAGAATTGGAAAAGGGCCCGGAGGCCCTCTTGTTGATAGTCACGAGGTATCAGCATAATTAAATTGGGGTATGGTGTTTGCAACCGGTCAGCTGCAAAGATTTAGGCAAATCGTCGGCCAAGCTAGGCGCTTGCAATTGTGCATCTTTACTTTTGCAAATCCAACCGCCTGTTTCTTGTGGATGCGCAAAGTAGCAGGTACGACAATTCACGTCGAGAGCTTTACCAGTCAAACAGTGGTCTTGATAGTCGCAATATGCGCAACCGTACAGAGTGGTCGATGCACGCGGCAAACGCGGAGGAGCAGTCTGCATCATGATAATGGTGCGGCCACGATCAAGGAACTCGCTTGCTGTGTGGTTATCGAACAAGATGATTTCGAAATACACTTCGTCTGTGTTCTTATTTACTGCACCATACAGAGCGTAGTACAAACCCATCTTCTTCATGTAGACATTCATTTGAACGTAGTGCTCAAATTTTGCCTCACGTACACCACTCTTTTTCAGCTTGGTGAAAGACGAGTCACCGTGCGTTTTAAACTCCAGCAGGCACTGTGCACCTTCTGGAATGTCGGGAATGCCCAAACCGATACCGTCACCGCTACCGCCAAAGTGCCCACCCACATCACTAATGCGGTACTGGTTGCCGTTGCCGTCTTGCTGGAACACTTGGATGCCCACAGACAACAGCATTGCAATGAAGCGCGCTTCTTCCAAGTGACCGCGATTGAACAGGCGCAGAATACGTGCGGGGTGCTTTCCCTTCTTAGCCCAACGCCAACCGTACCAGATCTCCCGACCACATGTACGACCAATCATTGACGCACCTAAGTGAGAGCGGAAGCCTTCGTCCGCACCACGATAAGCATCTGTCATGTGTGGCATTACTTGACCTTGCGCGACACGGAATGCTGCGCCCTGATCAGCAAACATCATCTTGTCAATCAAAGCCATTGTTTTCACTGCAAGCATTACGGTCATGTGGACTCCTTAATTTAGGGCTGGTCTCTCAAAGCGTTGCGCACATCGGAGCTGTAGCGAATTAGACATCCGAATTATTACTTTAAGAAACCAGCCCTAAATAACCGCCCCGAAAGGCAGTTACAGTCACATTACGCTGCTGGAGGTTGCATCCACGGCGGGGTGATAGGTGCAACCGGATCGGTTGCTGCCGGCGCTTGACCTGGAGCTGCTGCCGCTGCCGCTGCGGGTGCTTCTGCAACTGGTGCGGTTGCCCAGGCAGGTTGTGGTGCTGCCGGTGGAGCAGGAGGTGCAGGTGGTGGAGGCGGTGCCACAGGTGCAGGCGCCGCTGGTGCTGCTGCAACCATCAAACCTTGCTGGATCAACAGAGCATCAGTCCAACCAGCAGTGGCCAGGTATGCTTCGCGGGTTACACCGTTTGCTGCTGCGGTCATGGTATAAACAGGACCGGCAGGCGCCACGTAAGCAGGAGTTGGTGCTGGTGCTGGTGCTGGTGCTGGTGCTGCAGGCTGTGCCCAAGGTTGCGGGGCCAGTGCAGGAGCGCCTGCTGGTGCTTGTGCAGGTGGTGCACCCGCGGCCCAGGTTGCAGCCGGATTGACTGCTGGTGCTGCTGCCGGAGGTGGAACGACAACTTTAGCCACAGATGCAGGACCGGCAGTAGCGCCAGGGACAATGTTGACTGCTGCTGGATCGTTGTACTGCTTGAACGCGGTAATTTCGTTCTTTGGCTCATATTGCCCGGTGCTGTCTGTGGTAATCTTGACCTTGACCTTGAAATTGATGCCGTACAGCTGGCCCAGGTCCTGGATCATCAACTGGTTCGTGGCGTGGCACAGCGCGCTGAACTGACCGCGACCGATTTTTTCGGCGGTTTCGCTCTGGTTCTTCATGTTGAAGTTGTGGAAGATTGACTGCCCTTTGTGCGGACCTTCGCTGATTTCAAACTGCGCGTTGATCTTTTCACCATCACCGCCGCCAGTCACGCCGTGCTCGAGCTTTTTGGTCATAACTGCATACCAGCCAGCTGCAACTGGACCCATGCGGCCTGCATCTGGTGCTTCTTGATTCGCGTTAAAATTAAATGCTGACATGTTCATTTCCTAGATTAGCTGCGGGTCATTCATCCGCTGACCCGCAATGCGGTTTTAAAGCTTTTCGCCCCAGCCGTCAGGCAGACCGTGCTGAAACATGTAACGGATCTCCGCCACCAGAGGTTTAGCTTTGGTGGCGACGTACGGGTAATGCTTGTTCGCCCAAATACGTGAACGCAGATTTTTAGCGTAGCTCATTATACGTCCCGGTTGTAGCAGTCGAAACCGCTGGCTTGATAAATAGCGTTGGCCATAACGTTCCAACCGTTTTGAATTGGGAGTGGAAGTTCTTCGGTTACCTGGAAGCGGTTACCTGCGACGTAGGACGGCGTGCGTGTCATCGCTAGAACGCGACCGACACCCTTGCTGATGCCGCGTTGCATGGCGTTCTTTTCCGAACCTGCGCTGATAATGAGCGGTTCATAAATGAAACCGATTACATCTGCCCATTGAGTCAAGTGCTCGCGCTTGCCGTATGTTTTTTGATTCTTTGGCGAGTGCAGCAACAGATCCCATGTGCTATAGTTGCCCACAGTTGGGTCTTCAACTGCTGCGGAGAACACGTGGCAGGTCATGGCAATGTTGATGCCGCCCCAGCTAGACAGAACGTCGCACTTGGTCAGGAAGTTGGCGAACAGTTCGTTGGCGTAGGTGTACGCCTTGCCGTAACCGCCCAGCGCAGATTCCATGGTAAGGGCTTTCTTGTTACCCTTGCCAAAAGTCGGGTCTGTTTCCAGCACGCTTTGGTGGATCATACGTTCGAGAGCGGTAACGCTGTCGAAGCAGATCGTTTGATAGGGGAAGGTGCCCTGACCCCGAGCTGCAATCACCTCGTCGAGGAACGACATGACTTGTTCGTAAGTTTCCAGCAAAGGTGTCATGTGCATATTCACCCCCTGATAACCTTGTTCCAGTGGAACCAAGACCGGACGTGGTGCACTGGCGAGAAAAGTGGTCTTACCCATCTTTTCCACCCCACTGACCACCATACGAATGCCAGCTTTTGGCTTTACATTGGTGACCGCATTAAGGATCGACATTCTGACTCCGATAGTTAAAGAACGCGTAGACAAATGTCAACGCGGTTATTAATTAGCTCGCTGCATTAAGGCAGCGGTAACAGTATTATGTACTTTGCTTTGCGCTAGCGCAAGCTTTGTTTTGCTTGGACGCAAGGCTCAGAGTTATAAATCTTCTTTGGAACGTACCGAATCAAACTGCGGAAAACGCGGCTTGTCTTTGATACCTTTTGGGAACAGTTTGTACTTGCCGATTTGATCCAAATACAAATGTGGATTTGCTAAAGCGTGCACTCTGGCTTTGTGGTCAAGCAGACCTGGCGCGCACATAAAGATTTCACCCTTTGCCACCAGAAGCTTTTTCTTGTCGTTTTCGTCATACAAGTCTTCTAGTTGCTCCATCTCGAAAGCACCTAGCATTCCGTTAGGAATCTTGCCTTCTTGGTGGGATGTGCGGAAGGTGCGCCCAAGCTCGTTGACCTGCGCGACGTTACCATTGTGGTCACCTTCAATCAACCGCAGGATGCGAGCTTCGCTGTGCACGAAGTCTTTAATCCTGACGCAACCTTTGTGAGTGGGAGAACTGTCACCTGCTTTATGCACCACGTCAGGATGCCACAAACAAGAACCTTCATAACCCAAGGTGATGTAACGGGCATGCGCCGCTTCCACTTCTTCGAGGCTACGGCACTCCACGTATGGAACTAAACGCAGTTGCATTCCCAAGCTTTTAGATTGGAGCTCAGATATGCGGCGTTTGGCTTCCGCGTAGCGCATACTGTACGGCAGCGCATGTGTATCTTCGGTGACAAAATCAAAGATATGCCACAGTACAAACGGTTCACCGTCTGCACGACTCATTGCGCTGCTGGTCAAGCGGCAAAGTTCAGAATGCGTTTCAAGTTCCGCTGCAACTTCACCGTCGAAACCGATGTACATTGGGTTACTAAACATCGCGGTTACGTGACGGTTACGGTGCAGCTTCATTGTACGTGCTAAAGCGGTCCCTTCAGGGTTGTACATCCGCACGCCGTCGATTTTAGGCTGCAACCAACCAGAATTGTTCTTCTTTGGGTCCCAACCTTTTGGGCGCATGACTTTACGAGGCATTTTTTTCACCCTTGCTTTCTTTGTAGTTGGCATCACCCGTATTGCGCAGGTAATCTTTGAACGGGACCTTTTTACCGTCAACCAAATAGCCCCACGTACCTTGAAACTTAAAGGTGATGAACAGCGTCCATACTCCCAATTCACCCGGTTCCGGATAAACCTGAGAAATGCTATGGAAGTCCTTACCGTAGCGCAGACGGGAAACTTGCCCCGCGTCAATCAGACGAATATGACCGTTGCGCTTTTCCAAATACCCACCGCGCATAATGCAGCTGATAGCATTCCACGGATGATCGTGATCAGCACGGTCCAGATCAGGCGTCCGAATGCAATGCGCGCGAACAGAGATAGGGAACTTCCAGGGTACAGGCAGGCCCGCTTCCGCAAACGCTTCTTTTTCTTCGTGGGTGTAGTAGGGGTTGAGTAACCACAAACGTTCCATATAGATTTGCGTACCGTCAGGTGACAGTATGGGTGTGTAGGGTGTACGACGCGCCCGATTAATCAGGTAGTTCGTAACCGCAGGGATGCTGACCAGCTTGGCGAGGAGCCACCAGAAGATAAACATTACATGTTCCGATCAAGCTTGAGGTTAAAAGCGCCACCCATTACAGGCGCTCTGACCGATTTGGTATCATAATCGCTTGGGATGTCACCGCCCATGGAGCCAACGTGCAAGACTTTAGCCACCTCAGCTTGCTTCATGGCGTGCATCGCTGCTGCCTCAACTTCAGATGCGTTCTTCAAACGACGACGTGATCGTTTGATGCTGTCACCGTAATGTGCAATTTTGTCGCCATCGTAGACACCATTGACATCTTGACCACGTTTACCGTGACCATGGGCTCGCTTATTGCACGAACGCCAAATCGCTTTGAAAGCTTCACCTTCCGCAAAAGTCATCTGCAACACTTCGATAATGTCTTCGCATTCAGCGGTGTAGGGCTGCAAGCGCTTCGGTTCTTTTACTTCCGCGAGATAGTAATTGACATCACCTCCGCTAAATTCATTACGTTTATCAATGTCCATGTCGTGACTCCTATTTTAGTCAAAAAGAAAGGCAGCACAAAGCTGCCCGGTGTGCGCGAATTAAGCGCCGCGTTTTGGTTTGGTGATTTCCATTGCCGGGGAACCGGGTTTGATCAGCAATGCTTGATCAAACAGCTTCATTTGTTCTTCGGTCAGCAGGCGGTACTCGCGGATGCTGAGTTCAGGTTTATAAATGACCAGTTTTTTAACGTCGATCTTATG